TACTACAATTAATGATGTGGTGTTGGGAACTGAATTTACACCACTACTTTCACCGCTCGTACCGCCAGTGATAGTGTCATTCGCCGTGAACGTCCCTGTCACACTTGTAAGAGTAAGAGTGTAGCTACTTTGAGTTAAACTCTCAGGGCGGTAGAAGTAATGAAGTTCGGAAACAAAATTGCTGTTAGGTGTAGGACCTAAGATAAATGTGTTTAAATCGTACATCGCATAGTATCTAGGAGCCCCAGTTGTAGCAGGGTTGGGGGTGTACGTCTGCACAAACTCTGGGTCTTTGAAGTCTACAAAGTTTGCAGCGCCACTACTGTCCGTAAACGATAAGGAGAACGGGGCTAAGAAATCACTAGGAACCTCCAAGAACTTGTTTGATGCAGACATTGCACCCGCCACGTTCTTGCGAAACAAACTAAGCTGGACGTTCTTGAGGATGCGCTCCTCAGTTAAACGAATAAATAAAGGGAGGTTTGTAATAAAAGACGTTTCGTTGTTTTCCGTGTAGTCCTGAATCGCCGTCTTTAATTGTGTGTATGTAAAGCTCATGTTGTCACCGTCACTTCGCCTACCGTCCCAGTGGCTTCCAGGTTGTTAGGGGGGTTAATGCCATTAGATGTCGAACCGCCAACAGGGTTCCACCCGTACTGGATGTTTCTCTCTTCTACCAAATTAGGCTCGGGCCTTGGATTGCGTAACGCTTGAGGATCTGGGCCTGCTCGAGAAGGAAACAGTTGGGGGTGCTTGAACTCAAATTCGTCAGGGCCAACTAAAGAGCCAGTCCATTCCTTCTTCATGTCCTTGAGACGGTATCTAAACCCCGATCTGTCTGAAATCCCCCATGCTTTGTTACCAGATGCAAACGCCATTAGAACCTCAAGTACTGTATGCTAGGTTGCAATTTCAACGGAACACGAGCCTCGTCTTCATCTGCGGCTCTCTGGAACTCTTCTTCGTACACAGTTTTTAAAAGCTGCACACGCTCGGGAGCCCGCTTCAACGCTAGATAATAGGCTAACCCTGCAACCATGCAGGGGTAAAAACGGAACGGCATGTCTGTGGTGTTTACCAAAGTGTCCGCGTCATCAATCCGGCGTAGGTAATAGTAAATCAACTGATCAGTAGAGTTCTCAGGAACAGCCCAAAGATTAACTACAGGCGCAATCTGACGGTTAAACCAGAACTGGCTTGGCCGTCCTTGCGTTGTTTTGTTGGGCAACGTGGCGTAATCCCCACGACTAATGCGGGTTAAGTCAAAGTCTGTACCGCTTCGACGCAGCACCACTTCCAAGATATCAACCACATCGGCGAGTAACGTCTCCTCCGATTGCCCCTGTGTCAGGGTGATAGTTCCCTGCTTCACGGTCCACATGTTTAGCCCACGATTAGCCCACTCTGCAAACATCAAGTTCAAAGAGCGACGAGCTGTACGGGCGTCATAGCCAGTGCGAACTTCTATTCCGCACCGCTCAAACGCTTCTTCTATAATCTCAGCAACGTCGAGATTAAAGTCTCTTGAATCTGATGTTGTCATTTTATCAACTCATCTTTGTGTCGCGTACACCACGACCAGGCATAACTGCACCACCGTTCATAAACCGTCTAGTGGCTTCTCCACTTCTCTTACCTCCTCTGGGGTCAAACCTGTCATTGCGTCCTTCATTTTCATCTCTAGCTTGCTCATCACCTTCGCGTCGATTAAAGCTACGGTTTTTCATAACATTATAGACATTTTCAGAGTTTTTAAGAGTTCTGATATCTCGCTGTAGCGCCTTGCCTTCGGCACTACCGTCAGCCAATTGGACCAGTTTATTTTTACCAGGATCTCTAGTTATAGAATTAGTAATCAATTTATTGAACAAACTTTTATAGGTATCCGAAGGAACCGTGCCCTCTCGTCGTCCAGAACTACCCGGCCCTTGAATACGTTTTGTTACTTTCTTTTTTTTATCAGCCATCTTCAATACTCCTTCAGTATGTTTTTGTTTTGCGTTTTGCTGCGGACACTCTACGGGGTTTGCCCGCAGGTTGACCAAGTTTATTCTTTTCCCGTATCTTACTACGTTTTTCCGACGCTGTCATTTCTTTAGATGTCTTAGGCGTTTTTGAACTCACCCTCTTACTTGGACGGCAATAAGGAGTGCTTCGGCTCTCCCCCTTCTTCCGACCGCAAGGCTTGCCCGTCTTGACATCTACCCAGTCTTCTTTGAACCACCGCTTGAGGGCCGCGCCTTTTTTTGTTTTACGAACAGCCATCAGTAAATATTCGTTTCTTTGCGTCTATTCTCTTCAACCTCGCCACAGCCCAGAGCAATAAAGCCGCCCTCTTTTAGCTTCTTTGTGACAGGGCGTTTGCGCTTCTTAGAAGATTCTCCCCAGTTTGACGCGCCCACCTTTCGACATTTTGCTATTGCTCCCGAGGCGTAGGCGCTTGGGAACACCTTGTACCTGGCTTTGACCTTCTTGTAACAAGCGTCTTTGGGCATTAGTTTTCCCCTTGTTTGGAGGCGTGGATATTTGCTTCGACATCTGTGATCGGGATAACGTCATAGTCAGCCTTCCGTATTAAAAAGTCCTGCCACATAGGCTTTATCATCTGGTGGTTCTCTTCAACTTTATATGTCACCAAGGATATACTGGCGTTCATCTGGTAAAGCTGTAAGGCCCCCCAGCTAACAAGCCCAAGCACAATAAAAGAAACGGTTTGATGTAGATCTAATTTCATTTCATCACCATTTACTACAGGACCAATAACGAGCGGAGAGCTTGTCAAGTTTCTTTGTATCGCACCCGTGCCTTGCACGAAATGATTTGCGCCGTTTAGGGTTGGACTTCTTAATAGTCATATTGGCATCGCCGAAACGAACTATTTTTTCTTTGCCCTTATCACAAGCCTTCACAACAAACTTCTTGCCCCCAGACTTCTGCCGTTTGGGGCTGTTGCACTTCATCTTGGACTTGTCGATCTTAGCCATATCAAACCGCCCTAAAGTTTATGCGTGATAGAACATCATCAAATCAATGGTGCCTACGATAAATGTAACGAAACACCCGTCCTTAAACAAAATGCCCTCATCAGGAAACCCACGGGCTCCATCCGACTGACTGTCAGTTCCAGTTGATCTGAACTGTATAACTTCTGTTCCAGTCGCACCTGTATCTCTAAGATTAGCTGTGCCTGCGGTTCCGCCAGATACAAAAGAAAACCCTTGTAATCGAGTGCGACCTGCAAAAACAACACCTAAAGCATTGTTATTGATTCCAGCGGATACGTTTCCAGCGGGGTTTCCTACAGCAGTTATGCTTGCAATAGTTTTAAAATAACCTGAACTTGTTGCTGTTCCAGCATTAGCGCCCGTAAGGTTCTCAGTAAGAGCCGCACCATTTACATCTGTGCCAACTATATTAAACGATTTTGAAGAATCGTTACCTGCGGACAAAATTGTTACCTGCCGTGCAGAGGCGTTAATAACACTTCCGCCGTCGGCTAAAGCCCCGCCAATTGTTAAAGCCGCGTTGTTGCCCACTGAGGCGGCAACTGATATTCCGTTTGCATCTAGTGCCACTTCATCAGTGATGATGACTGCGGTTACGTCTGATCCTGCCATTTCGGCCTCCTATAAATGAAGGCGGGGCGTTAACCCCGCCAAGTTAAACATTAGGCTGCGAAAACAAACGTACCAGTAGTACCCGCACCAAGAGGCTGAAAGTTAAACGAGATATTCCACAGACCTGCTGTTGTGCAAGTAAAGTAGATGTACGAGCCAATGCTGAACAAGTTTGTTGTTGCGCTTGCAGGAGTATACTTCAACAAAGTTTCACCCGAAGTAGACGTATCAAACACAACTGCGCTGCTTGTACGGCTTTCGATAACGCTGCCTGTTTCATAAGCATCACTACCCGCACAATCAAAGCTCAAGAAAGCAGTGCCGCCAGTAGTGTCTACTGACTGAGCGTGTACAACAACAACACCTGCTGTCGCTGCTGGCAGAGTAGTGATTTGCTGTGCGCCACCAGTGAATGGGTTGACGTTAATTCCAGCAACGTAAGTAACAGTGGCTCCTGTAGCTTTAGCAGTTACAGCTAGACCGTTTAGCGAGGGGTTTACACCACCAGACAAGATAGACCCAAGTACCGTAAGGTCGCCGCCTACAGAAGCGTTCGTTCCATATGTGGAATTTGTGGTATCCGTGCCCGTTGTGGCATTAGTTGTGATGTCTTGAAAGCCGTTTTGCGAACGCACTGGTCCGCTAAAAGTAGAATTACCCATGGGAATCTCCTGTCTGGGTTAAGTCAGCCGCCCAATGCGACTGTCAGGGATGCCCAAACAGTACAATAGATTTTTACAAAAAGAAAGAGGCGATCCGAAGA